TCGACTTCGTGGAGTCAGACCACGTTGAGGAGTGGGAAGAACCCACCTACGCGGTGTTGTCGGGCGATGCCCTTCACTGCTCTCGTGAGTCGAAGTCGCACTTCGACCTCACCCCTGTCGCCAAGCGCACTTGGATTCAGTTCCAAGAGGGTGACGACTTTCCACTCACCTATGTCGAATATGATAAGGTGGCATAATCTCCTTGACATAGATACCCCTTTCGTTATATAATATGTGACATGATGAAAGATCTAAAAACCCCACTTCGATACCCCGGCGGCAAATCACGTGCCGTCGATTTTCTATTTTCTTCGGAGAACATGCCCGTCAATGACATCCGTGAATACCGCGAGATGTTCCTAGGTGGTGGGTCGTGTGCGTTCGCGTTCACTAAAAAGTTCCCCCATATTCCCGTCAAGGTCAACGACAAATACTACAACCTGTATTGCTTCTGGAAGACTCTTCAGTCTCGTGGTGACGACCTTGCGGACAAACTACACGAAGTCAAGGATGAACTGATCCGTGCAGAAGATTCTTTGCAGGCACACCTTGACTACTACCACGTTATGCGTGAGGGTCTGAATACCGCAGAAGATCCTTTTGAGATCGCGTGGCAGTTTTACATCATGAACCGATGCTCGTTCAGTGGACTGGGTGAGACCACTGGTTCGTTTTCAAAAGATGCGGTGCGTGACCTATTCAACCATCGACTGATTGGTAAGTTACCTAAGTTCTCTGCGTTGATGCGCAACTGGGAGATCACCAACGAGGACTACTCGTATCTGTTGGATGGTGCGGACAAGAACACATTTATCTTTGCGGATCCACCCTACGACATCAAGTCGTTCATCTACGGTAACAATGGAGACATGCACGACACGTTCTGTCACAAGCGATTCCACGATGAACTCGATAACACCGATGCGATGGTGATGATCACCTACAATTCTAATGACACACTCAAGCAGGCGTACACTGGTTGGAATCAGTTGGAGTGGGATTTGACCTACACGATGCACTCCGGTAAGAAATATCGTGAGGACGAACACAACCGAAAAGAACTACTGCTCTGGAACTATGAGGAGCAGGGTGTATCTACCCTTGACGCATTCTTCGGTTAGTGGTATAATGTCCGCATGTATGAACTAACTCTATTCAAAAATCAGTTTGATAACAAGACACATCGACGAACCACCTTCTTCAACTGGTTGGACTTCGTGGTGTGTCTTCGTGATTCCTACACAAAGCCGGGAGAAAAAGGTGGACCCAATAGTTCTCCTCTTCTTACTCCTGCTGTGTTCGACGTGGGTACGACGCGTAGTAACAAGTCTGTTCTTTATTGGAGTCCTTGGTGTTGCGTTGACGTGGATGACCCTATTGACGGTTGCGGTGATATTGAGTCCCTAAGAACGTGGTTGAACCGCAAGTACGGTCAGTATGACTATGTCGTCTACAACACAGCGAGTAGTACAGAAGAGCATCTAAAATTTCGAATCATATTCCGTCTCGACGAACAGATCGAGAACACCCGCATCAAGGCGTTCTGGCACGCTCTTAACACCGAGCTGGGTGAACTGGGTGATCCGCAGACCAAAGACCTCGCGCGTATGTACTACGTACCTGCACAGTATCCAAAAGCATACTCGTTCTTTATGGTCAACTCTGGCGGCAGTGCAATGAACGTCTCTGAGTTGATCGCGAAACATCCCTACGTCGAGAAGACAGGTAATTCTTTCCTAGATAGACTACCACCAGAAATGCAAAAAGCGGTGATAGAACATCGTAAGAATGGACTAAATAACACCGACTACCGATGGACATCCTATCGGGATTGTCCGTTCTGGCCCAAGAAACTGGGTGCAGAGTATCAGACGATTTCGGGGACAGGTTGGTATTCGAAGATTTATGCGATCATGGTCGCAATCGCAGGGAACGCATACTCGCGAGGGTACCCGATCACTGCAAAACAAATAGAAGAACTTTGTAGAGAGTTCGACCGCGACACGGGTAACTGGTATCAGAATAGACCACTGCACGTGGAGGCGGATCGCGCACTCGAATATGTTTATAGGAATGGATGAATGAAACGTGTATTAATTACGGGTGCGGCTGGTTTTATCGGGTCGCAACTCATGGCTAGATTGAAAGAAAGAGACGGTCTGGTTGTCAAGGGTATTGACAACTTCAACAATCACTTGTACAGTCCATCTCTCAAAGTTGATCGTATGAAGCATTTCGGCCTCGACATCTGGGGTTGTGATCTCTGCGACGAAGTAAAGACCGAAGCACTCATTCGAGAGTTTCAACCGGACACTATAGTCCACTTGGCTGCAATGGCAGGTGTGCGTGATTCGTTGGGTAAGGAAAAGAGTTACCACCGAAACAACATCGACGCAACACAGAACCTAATCGATACTTGCAAAAAGTATTTCCCTGAAGTCCGCATTGTCTACGCGTCCACCTCGTGTGTGTATGCGGGATCACCAGTGCCTTGGACTGAGGGAGAAGAGTCGGGTAAACAACTCAATGCATATGGTTACACCAAGTGGGCGAACGAATGTCAGATGCAGTCTTCCGGTCTTAACACAACTGGTCTACGTTTCTTCACCGTTTACGGCCCTTGGGGTCGACCAGACATGGCGTTGTTTGACTTTACCAAAAACATTCTTGCAGGTAACCAGATCACCGTATACAACTATGGTGATATGAAACGCGACTTCACTTACGTCGATGACATCAACGACGGTATTGAGATCGTACTAGATAATGCGGACATCCCAGCAGGTGAAATCTTCAACATTGGACGTGGCGAACAGGTCGCGTTGATGGACTTCATTTCGGAGATCGAGAAGAACACCGGCAAGGAAGCAGACAAGAACCTAGCACCTAAACATCCGGCAGACACCAAGGAGACTTGGTCTAACACTGCGAAACTACAGGCACTTGGATACGATCCAAAGGTCAGTATTGCGGAAGGGGTTGAACGGTTCTACGAATGGTATAAAGAATATAACGGGGTAGACGCCTAATGGCAGAAGACACTAAGACGGAAAAGACTTTCCGCTTGGCGATCGTCGGTCACGGGTTTGTGGGACAGGCAGTTGAGTTTGCCTTCACGCATCCGCTCGTGCATCACATGTTGATTGATCCAAAAAAATACAATAATGACGTGGAAGACTTCAAGTCCATGTTACCAGACGAACAACCACATTGCGTTTTCGTATGTGCACCGACTCCGTCTAACGATGACGGTTCGGTCAACTCATCGATCGTGGAGAGTTCGGTACTGAAGGCACTGAACTACACCAACGCATTGGTTGTTGTAAAATCAACCATCACACCGGACGTGGTCGATCGTTTGTACGCGTCCATGACCAAAGAACAACACGACAGATTCTGTTACAATCCAGAGTTCCTCACAGAGAAGAATGCAAAGGCGGATTTCGTCTCTGCAAAATTCCACGTGATGGGTGGTACGCCACAATCAGTACTTGAGTTAGTAGACATCTATGAGATCTTCGGGTCGTGCGAGTCTAACGACTATCACCGAATGAGTGCTTATGAGGCGTCCTTCGTCAAGTACACGATCAACTCTTTCCTATCAACTAAGGTCACCTTCTTCAACCAGTTGTACGATCTGGTGAACCTCTACGGTTGCAACTATAACACGATTGTCCGTGCCGCAGGTAGTGACGAACGTGTGGGTATGGGACACACTCGTGTGCCAGGCTTTGACGGGAAACGTGGATTCGGTGGTGCGTGTTTACCAAAAGACACTAAGGCATTCTTACGATTTTCTACACATGACAAGGACGACGGTACAGTTGCGTCGTTTGATTTACTTGAGAAAGTGCTTGACATCAACAGCGATTATAGGGTACAATACGACCTCGATGAACGTGAAAAAGTCAACAACATTACATTCGTAGATTTCGGAGGAAGCAAGAATGTCGATAATGGACAAACTAAAGAAGAACAGCAAGATCAAGGAGACAGCGACCCTCTCGACGAGTAAGTTCTTCACCGAAAAAGATATGGTGCCAACCGACGTTCCAATGGTGAACGTCGCGTTGTCCGGTTCGGTTAATGGTGGTATCGCACCCGGCCTCACGGTTCTTGCGGGGCCTTCTAAACACTTCAAGACATCATTCGCGCTACTCATGGCGGGTGCATACTTGAACGCAAAACCAGAGGCGGTTGTCCTCTTCTATGATTCGGAGTTCGGTTCTCCGCAGTCATACTTCGAGCAGTTCGGTGTCGACACTGACCGTGTCCTACACACACCGATCGCAAATGTCGAAGAACTCAAGTTCGATCTGATTAACCAATTGGAAGAACTCGACCGTGACGATGACGTGATGATCATCATTGACTCGATCGGTAACCTCGCGTCTAAGAAAGAACTAGAGGACGCATTGAATGAGAAGGGTGTCGCAGACATGTCTCGTGCGAAGGCACTGAAGGGTCTGTTCCGTATGACCACACCTTACTTGACGATGAAGAACATTCCGTTGGTTGCGATCAACCACACATACAAAGAGATCGGTCTGTTTCCAAAAGATATCGTCGGTGGTGGTACAGGTATCTACTACTCTGCGGACAACATTTGGATTCTGGGTCGTCAACAAGAGAAGCAAGGTACTGAGGTTGTTGGATACAACTTCGTCATCAACGTAGAGAAGTCCCGTTATGTCAAAGAGAAGTCAAAGATTCCGATCGGAGTTTCGTGGGAAGGGGGTGTTCAGAAGTATAGTGGTCTTCTCGATGTCGCTCTTGCTGGTGGTTATGTTGCTAAGCCTTCTAACGGTTGGTATCAAAAAGTTGACACAACTACAGGCGAACTCGTTGGGACTAAAGTACGAACAAAGGACACCCTAGACGCCGAGTTCTGGGAACCTATTTTTGAAACAACTAACTTTGCAGACTTCTTGGAGAAGACCTACAAGATCGGTTACTCCAGTGAGGTCGATGCGGAATTGATTGCTGAATTGGAGGAAGCATAATGGATCTGGACTTAGACAAGCCATCCGAAAACTTGGATTACACCCTCGAAGCAGTATCGATCAAAGGCAGTCCCATGTGGAATGTCAGTCTTATGCGTTCTCCCTACGAGAACGTGACGATTCGATATCGCAACGTCACCATTGACGAAAGTAGTGAATCTATCAGATTTAACTTCGATGTTATTGACACACCCGATGAATCCGTGTATAATACAGACAATATTGAGTTGCAGAGTTTTGCAGCAGATGTGTTACAGGATATTCTTGCGGAAGCCGTTTACAACAAAGGCATCCAATCAGTAGAGGGAAAAGATGACGGAGATCAACCTACAACAGACGATTCTACGGAATCTGCTGACTAACGATCCATACACGAGGAAGGTCGCCGCTTTCCTCACACCGGATTACTTTGAGGGGACGTACCAGTCCCTTCTCAAAGAGACACTCAAATACATCGGGAAGTTCAATCGCCTACCGACACTGGAGGCATTCAAGATTGAGATTGATGAGAACGATCGTCTACCGGACGAACAGTATCGTCACGCGATGGAGATCCTTCCCGACATCTTCACACACGCCGATGAAGACATGGACTGGCTGGTCGAGAAGACTGAGAAGTTCTGTCAGGATCGCGCAGTATTCAATGCGGTCATGGAGTCGATCTCTATCATTGACGGCAAACACCAGACCCTCAGTAAGAACGCGATCCCAGACGTATTGACTAAGGCATTGTCTGTGTCGTTCGATACGAACATCGGTCACGACTACCTTGAGAACTCTGACGCACGATTTGACTTCTATCACCTAGAAGAGGAACGGATCCCGTTCGACCTTGATTACTTCAATCGAGTCACTAAGGGTGGTCTACCTAACAAGACTCTGAACATCGCGCTCGCGGGTACGGGCGTGGGTAAGTCTCTGTTTATGTGCCACTCCGCCGCAGGTGCGTTAAGTGCAGGTAAGAACGTTCTATACCTCACGATGGAAATGTCCGAAGAACGTATCGCGGAACGTATCGACGCGAACCTACTTAACGTGCCGATGGATCAACTCGAACACTTGAGTAAACCAATGTTCGATGACCGCGTTTCAAGAGTCAAGGGTAAGACCGAAGGTAAACTGATCATCAAGGAATATCCAACAGGTAGCGCACACGCGAATCATTTCCGTGCGTTGTTTAACGAACTCAAACTAAAGAAACAGTTTGTCCCCGATATCATCTATATCGATTATCTCAACATCTGCGCGAGTGCGCGTATGAAAGGAATGGGCGGTGCTATTAACTCGTATTCGTATATCAAGTCTATTGCTGAAGAGCTACGTGGTCTTGCCGTGGAATTCGACGTGCCGATCGTGTCTGCAACGCAGACGACTCGTTCTGGTTACACTAATGATGACGTGGGGTTGGAAGATACGTCCGAGTCTTTTGGACTACCCGCAACCGCCGACTTCATGTTCGCACTTATCTCCAACGACGAACTCAAGGCGAACAACCAGATCCTAGTCAAGCAGTTGAAAAACCGATATAACGATTTGAATACATATCAGAGATTTGTCGTAGGTATTGACCGTAGTAAGATGCGTCTATATGACGTTGATCAAAATGATTCTCCCCTAAATAAAGAAGTAGATAATGGACCAGCGTTCGATAACTCTAACTCCGGTCAAAGAATTGATTCCGAAAAATTCGAAAACTTCAAATTCTAAGGAGAAGTTATGGATCCAATCCTACACACATTAATAGCGGTAGCACTTATGTGGACGTGTTACTTTGTTGGCGGTATTTTTGGGAAACAGAAGGGTATAGAAGCGACCCTTGTGTATCTCCTAAATACGGGTGCCTGCACAGAAGATGACTTGAGAAAAGCGAATGAGGACTTCGACAAAAAAAACCAGTAAGGTTTACAACTGTCCGGTGGTGGATACCATCCTAGAGGGTGACTGTGCCTTCGAAATACCGGACGAGCTTTACAAGAAGTTCGATCTGAAGGACGGAGACAGAGTCTCGTTCAAACACCAGATCGGCGATCGTTATTCTATGATTATCAAACGAGGTAACCGTTCATGACAGAAGTGGTTATCCGTAACAAAGATATGCTGGAGGTTCTCAACGGGTTCTCCGAAGAGATGCTATCCAAGCCGTCGTATAACGACGAAAAGTACTGGACTTATCACGAGAGAAAGGATATTGACTTGGGGTCTTACTACACCTCACGTGAGTATCTGTTAGAATGTTTATCTCGTGACGAGCTAGTTGGCCCGCCGGATCGGTACTTCGCACAACCGATTTCGAAAATGGTGCGAGAAGACAAGGAGATGTGGGGAGATTTCATGCAGAAGGTCAAGTATGACTTTGCGGCAGAACTTGGCGCTCATACTTCTGCATTACTCTCCTACTATCCGCCAGGCGGGTTCGTGGGTTGGCATACTAACTTTGATGCCAACGCATATCAGGTTTTGTTTACGTGGTCAGAGACCGGAGAAGGTTTCTTCGAATACTACGACAAACAAAAAGACGAAATCATCAAGATCGAAGATGTGCCTGGCTGGCAATGCAGACACTACTACTTCGGTGCGGGAGATGAACCGGATCTACACTGCTGGCACGCTGCATACACAGAGTGTCAACGCATCACACTTGCATACAAGTTTGTTAACAACGGTAGTATCCGCAATCCAGAAGACGCACAAGCGCGTCAACTGAGAGACTTATTAATCGAAGACATCGAGACAGAGTAATGTATTCTGACAAGGTTTTAGACCACTACGAGAACCCACGCAACGTGGGTAAGATGGACAGGGAAGACGACAACGTCGGAACTGGTATGGTGGGCGCACCCGCGTGTGGTGACGTGATGCAACTACAGATCCTTGTCGATGAAATCGGAGTAATCCAAGATGCGAAATTCAAGACTTATGGTTGCGGTAGTGCTATTGCTTCTAGTTCTTTACTCACCGAGTGGGTCAAAGGGAAAACACTTGAAGAAGCCGGGAATATCCGTAATACAGATATCGCAAACGAACTCGCACTACCACCAGTAAAAATCCATTGCAGTGTACTCGCGGAAGACGCGATCAAAGCTGCTATCAAAGACTATAAAGAGAAAAACTAATGTTATTGACAGCAGGATGCAGTTTCGTCTGGGGAGACGAACTGGAAGGTTTTGATAATGACCCACCCACTCACTGGCCGTTGACTTTCACCCACCGATTAGCAGAAAAACTAGGTGTCGAATATGCGAACCGTGGTGTCTGTGGTGCGTGTAACGACAAGATTTTTCGTGAGGTGACAGACTACCTTCACGCAAACCCAAATAAGGTCACTCACATGGTCGTCATGTGGTCCGCACTTCAACGCAAAGAGGTTGTGGAGTATATGCCAAAAAAACGTCAGGTGAAGATCGGTCGACAGCAAAACGTTACTCAGTTTTCTTCGTTGCGAACCGAGCTTATCTACAACGACCAGAAAAGAAGATTGTGGAGAGAGTGGTATGATGAAGCATATGACTCCAAGACCGATATCATGCATATGATGGTGATGATGAAGAATATGGAAGTCATCGCCCGAGCAGCAGGCATTAAGTTGGTGCAAGGGATGTTTCACAAGAGAAATTGGTCTAACATCTTATCCGTACTGACGGACAAAGTCCCAGACGAAAACGGATTCGATGTCCTACCTTTTGACTCTAGGATCGACAACATCCCAGAATACAAGCAGTGGTTGAAGGATGCGTTAGGGTCTCTTGATGATAACAGTCGTGTGGGTATGGGTCGCGGTAAAGACCTGTTCACTTTGTGTCTCGAACTTGATGACATGAAACCATTCGGACACCCAGGCGAGAAAACTCAGGTAGTATTCACAGACTTCCTATACGAAAAGTTCATTGACATGGACGCATAGTTGTAGTATACTGTCCCTCATAAATTAGTAAACCAATGAGGTAAAACAGTGCCCTACATCGATGTATTCGTAGACGACGATCAGTTCGATCGAATCATAGTTGAAGAAATAGACTTCGCATTGTCCACCGACAAGGATGTCGAGATGGATCCAGAAATGCGTCGTTCCATGATGATGGTGAGAAACTATTTCTGTGCCAAACCAGAGATGACCCAACGGTCATTCCCGTTCATGTATACTGAAGAGGAGATGGATAATGTCCTACAAAGATAATATTGTTGAGGAGTACGGATTCCTTGTGAAGAAGTGGGGAGAGAACCCACGTTCGAAGTACAAGCGTGAACACCTCGCAAAACTGCGTAGATACATGCTTCGAGCCATATTCAAGTAATGGTTCGTTGGTTAGCCGTCCTGTTCGTGGTAGGTATAACGTCCTACGCATACGCACAAGAAGAAAGGGCGAAGTCTGAGATCGAATGCCTTGCGATGAATATCTATCACGAGGCGCGATCTGAGAGTCTTGCAGGACAATATGCGGTTGCGGACGTTGTTCTCAATCGCGTAGAGTCCCGTCTCTATCCCGACAGTATTTGTGATGTTGTGTTTCAATCGGTGACTTGGGAGGGTGTCCCAGTTCGGGACAAGTGCCAGTTTAGTTGGTACTGCGACGGTAGGTCGGATCATCCCACTGAGGTCGACTCGTGGTTGCGATCGATCACTGTTGCGGTCAACATCCTACACAAAAATCAGTTCAGAGGACTAACAGAAAGTGCGACCCACTACCACACCGACTATGTCAGCCCGACTTGGAATAAGTCTATGGATTACATTGGTCGTATCGGAAATCACCTATTTTATCTGGAGACACGATGATTTTAGAATGCTTGATGTGTTTGTCACTGGAATCTGATATTCCCTATATACCTAAAGAAACAAAAATACAGCGCATTGTGCGCGAGATGTTTGAAGACTCCTATTCAGAGAAGAAGTCGTTTCTCAAAGTACGCAAGGTCGTAGTACCGATCGATTCGCGTACAGATTTTGTCGTGAGTGTTAAACGAAAACAGTTTGCCACCGTTGTTTATTATTTCGATATCTGATATAATTAACTATTGACAAATCAATCATTCAGAGGTATAATTAGGGGACGAAATGGAAGGATTAACTTACCCGTCGACATATTTTCGTGATGGTGCCGTTGATCTTGGTAATGTTTACATAGCGATGGATCCAATGGGGTTCATTATTGGTGTTTACAGATGTCCGGAGAGGGCGATAGACAGGGCGATATCAGAAGTGAACGGTCATTTTCTTGACCAGTGTCATGTTGATGCAACCGACTGTGCTATCTTCGTCGAAGGAGAGAAAGGGAAGGTTACGATACTGATCGAAGCGATCTTAGCGTAACCCTATATAATGTGCATTTGAGTCCCGTTCGTCTAGTGGTCTAGGACTCCGCCCTTTCACGGCGGCAACAGGGGTTCGAACCCCCTACGGGATACCACATACAATTGGAATTTATTATGAAAAAGCGTGACTACTCACCCGAACAGGTATACCGTCTACAAGGTACCGTACAAATCGATCACACCCTCGCAAAGATGGGTGCTAGGAAATTACGCGAACTGTTCGAAGAACATGAGTACATCAATACATTTGGAGCATACAATGGCCAACAAGCAGTCCAACACGTCAAGGCAGGACTCAAAGCAATCTATCTCTCAGGATGGCAGGTTGCCGCATCCGCCAACTCGCACAACGAAGTTTATCCAGATCAGTCTCTTTATGCTGTTGATAGCGTTCCCAATGTTGTCCGCAGTATCAATAATGCATTTAGAAGACAAGACCAAATCGAATATTTGGAATCTGGAAACGGGTTTGAATTTGCCCCTATTATTGCCGATGCTGAAGCAGGATTCGGAGGAGTTCTAAATGCGTATGAACTTGCAAGAAACCTTATCGAAGCAGGTGCTGCCGCTGTTCACTTTGAAGACCAAGTTGCTGCCGAAAAGAAGTGCGGACACCTTGGAGGAAAAGTTCTTATTCCTACTAGTCAGGCTATACGCAATCTTAACGCCGCTCGCCTTGCTAGTGACGTTGCTCGCACCGATACTGTTGTTATCGCTCGCACTGACGCCGAGTCTGCGAAACTAATCTCAAGCAACATTTCAGACATCGACAAACCATTCATCAAGAGAGTCGCGCAGGGCACTGCGGGATCTATTCAATGTCGTACACAAGAAGGGTTCTACCAACTACAAGAAGGTCGTGGGTTGGAGTTCGGTTGTGTGCGCGGTCAGGCATACGCAGAATACGCAGACCTCGTTTGGTGCGAGACATCGACACCAGACTTGAAGGATGCGAAGCGTTTCGCCGATGCAGTTAAAGGTGCAGTTCCAGACGCGATGCTCGCGTACAACTGTTCACCATCATTCAACTGGCGCAAGTCAATCCCCGGCGATCAAGAACTAAAAGAGTTCCAGAGAGAACTAGGTCGCATGGGATTCAAGTTCCAGTTTATAACACTTGCTGGTTTCCACCAGACTAACTATGCAGTCTTTGATTTCGCAAACCGATACAAAGATGAGGGGATGTATGCTTACAGTTTATTACAGGAGGCAGAGTTCGATGCAGAAGAGCGCGGATACACCGGAGCAAAACACCAAAGAGAGGTTGGAGTCGGCTACTTTGACGCGATTACGACAACTCTGGGTTCTTCTTCGACCGCAGCGATGGCGGGTTCAACCGAAGAAGACCAGTTCTAAGGCGGCACCACCTAATAAGTGTATATGGGATCTGGAGAACGAAGGATGACTGATATTGCAGAATCACCCATTTCCAAAACAGGTAATGAGGAGTGGGATAAGACATTCAACGAATGTTTTTGGGAGAACATGAGACAGGTGATGTGGAGTCACTCGTGTATGTTCAACGGACAGCACTACGTTGCAAAGGGTTACGAGTGTAACTGGTGCGGTTGCAAGGAAGAGGACGAACCGAAACCGGAATACGTTGAGGTCGTAGGTGATATTGGTCGCACTCCGTCGGCAGTTGATGATGCCGCAGATGTGATGAGTGGATACAATCGTTTTAAATCAAGGAAGAGATAATGCCAATAAAGTACAAGCGAAGTAACGTTGCGAAGAGTCGTCTGAAGAAGACTAAGACGCAACACTTCTATATGCACCAACTCGACAATGCGCAGCTCTGGAAGGAGTTCGACAGTTGTAATGAAAAGAAGTATAAGAACAAGATGCGCACTGAGTTGTATAAGCGCGGGTTCAAGTTAGAGGACTTTGCCGAACGTGGATGATATCGGTCTGTTAGGTCTCCTAGCAGTTTTCTTGTGTCCTATGGTGTTTGGTGGTATCACGATGTACTACTCACACAAGTCCATACATAAGTCAACCCTAGATAGATGGGAGAAACAGAAATGATCTCAATGTGGTGGCCTCTTGGCATCATCATGGTATCGCCGATTCTTTTTTTCTTTGCAGGTGCTTACGGCGATTACCAATCTACAGGTAAGTGGCCGTGGACACGTAAGAAGAAAGATAAAGTGAATTCGGGGGCGAAATTCGGATGAAGTTTAAGATAGTGTACAGAGAGGAGAACGAGTCAATCTTCCCTTGGAAGTCTCGTTACCGTGGTGTCGTATTATGGCCATACATGATAATGCGACCAAAGAAATACGCGACGGGATCAGTCGCACAATCTGAGTTGATGACACGACGATCACTCGTTAAGTTGTATCGACACGAGTTGCAACACTGTTATCAGATCAAAGAGAGAGGCGTCATCGGGTTCTACGTCCGATACGTATTCTTGAGTTTCGTGAAAGGTTACTGGAACCATCCAGATGAACTAGAGGCGCGTCAGTACGAGAATGAAAAATTGACCCCTTTAGAAGAGAAGTGGCTCCACGAAGGGGTCGTGAACTTAAACGATTTGAACGACTGAACAGACGTTCGACTTGTTATCCACCAGAACACGGAGCCTAGATTTTTCATTTATCTTGTTTCCGTTGTTCTTCACCACGACCTTTGAGTCTGGTGAGATTTTTAAATCACAGTCATGTGAAATCTTGACATCTGCATGATCTTGTGATACAATGCGTATGTCTTTTGATGAGATGATCAGTTGATCGTCTTTACAGACTGTGACTGAGTTTGCAAGTGCTGTTGGTGTGAATAGACACATCATCAACGCAATAGTGTATTTCATTTGCTTTCTCCTGTCGTCATCACGACGACTTTTGTTGCCTCACGGCAGTTAATGGTGTTACAGTTTTATGACACTGTTATAGTATATATACGTAATGTTAATTTTACGTAAAGATTTTTTGGCGAGTAGTTCAGTTGGTAGAACGCGTGACTGTTAATCACGTTGTCGCAGGTTCGAGCCCTGCCTCGCCAGCCACATTGCGAGAGTGGTGGAATTGGTAGACACGCTGGTTTTAGGTACCAGTGCCGCAAGGCGTGAGAGTTCGAGTCTCTCCTTTCGCACCAATTTATAATGAACCAGTGAGAAGATAATGACCATGAAGGCAGGAAAGATTTGGGGACAAACAGAACTTATTCACGCGAATGGCGTGTTGGAGTTTCACCGTATCGAGTACAAGAAAGGTTTCAAGTGTTCCGAACATCTCCACCAATATAAGTGGAACGGGTTCTTCGTAGAGTCCGGTCAGATGATCGTGCGCGTATGGCAGGACGACCAAGACGGTCTTGTCGACGAAACCATCCTTAACGCAGGCGACTTCACCCAAGTCAAGCCAGGCAAGATCCACCAGTTCGAAGGACTCAAAGACGGAGTCGCATTCGAGTTATACTGGGCGGAGTTCAATCATAACGACATCGTCCGTCGCACTATCGGCAGTAAATCTTAAAAAAAGTGCAAAATTACCATTGACACACGTTTCTAAATCAAGTACAATTACTCTGTAATTTGATGATGAGAGATTAATTGTTATGACCCCTGAACAAGAATTTAAGAAACTTTTTGAACGAATGTACGAACTGTGTCAAGAGAACGATTGGGGAGACCCATTCTCTTATGCTCGTTCGCGTGAGATTCACATTGCCGGTACACTAGGACATGAGATTAGTCCTACCTTGTCTGGTGCCGACGGTATCGACGAAGCTGGTGAGTGTGAGTACAAGTCGACCATTGCTAAGAAGATTCAAGGTACATACAACGGCATCTCTGTCCAACCATCTTGGTCAGATCAAGTCAAGTACCTAGAAGAGAAGAAGATCTTGAAGTACGCCCATCACTATTTTGCTCGATACAACGGTGGTGAGATCGCTGAGATTTACCGATTGACAGGTCGTCAAGTTTTTGATATAATCGTACCCAAATTGAAAAAGAAGTTTCCAAACGCCGCTGGTAAGAAAGATCCACGTCTAGGCGCTATGGTGACACATACTGAAATCCTACGAAACGGAGTTAAGGTTTTATGATAGTAGATTATGATCGTGTAGACGGTCTTTACAAAAAGCGAGTTAGTGGCGAGTTGAATGCCCAAGAGGTCAACATCGACCCATTCTTTAAAGTGGTAGACAAGGAAGAACGTATTGCGGAACCCGTTAATCGCGTTCAGGTTAGAGAGTATTTGGTTGATCCTAATAAGGTCAATAAGATTGCCCAACTTATAATAAGAAACGGCGATCGTAATATCGACCCTATGGATATCGTTGTGAATTATCCCAACGATGCTGGTCAAGCCATCATTGGTGGTAACCATACTTGCGGCGGTCTTTTTGAGGTAGGTCGCGATTCTGGAAAAGCATTTGTCTACGATTTCTTTGAAGATTTTGACGGAAATAAAGAGAACGTCAAGAGATATGCGAACCTTGTAAACTGTCCAAGTGACGGTAAGTTTAGTGACTTTATCACTGAACATGAAGTCAAGCGAGAATTGTATGACTTGATGGATGCTCGTCAAAAAGCTGGACTTGAGGCAGTACCATCGGAAGAAGAAAAGAGGAAGCTTCTGCAGCCATATCCTTTTGTCAATCTAGCTACTCTAGGACAGTGGATCGGACATCACCCAACTTACGGCGGACGTGTTGCACCAAGAATCATGTACGATCCAGCGAAACTTGCCAGTATCCGAGTTTCATATGAGCATATGGAAGCATACAAAGGTTGGAATATTTTATCACCAAGAACTTTGAATGCGGCGAACGAAGAAGCTCTAGCGGCGGCAATAAAGAAGATCACAGAGACGGGGATCAAAAAAGTTCTGATTCCGATTTATGCGAGTACAAAAGCACACGCAGATAGACTCGCTAAGGGTGAAGTGCAGGCATCGATTCAAAAAATGTACGACGAAATCGGTGAAGTGTTGGGTATTACCTTGAAGGCTGAATTCTTAAAGTATGAGTAAATCCTTTGCAAAAGAACTGACATATTCTGTCGGTGGTAATGATGAGTGCTACACCCCAGACTATGGGGTGACACCTATCTTAAAATACATACCCGTGGGTGCCACTGTGTGGTGCCCTTTCGACACTGAAGAGTCTGAGTTTGTCAAGCAAATATCCCAACAGAATAAAGTTGTTCGATCCCATATATGGGACAACCAAGACTTTTTTGAGTACGAACCAGACAGATGGGATGTGATGGTATCCAACCCGCCATTCACTAACAAGAGAAAGTACTTCGAACGAGCATTGAGTTTCAACAAACCCTTCGCTCTAATCATGACTAATACTTGGTTGAACGATTCTGCTCCTAAGCAACTGTTCAAAGAGAAGGATCTGCAACTATTGATGTTTGAACGTAGGATGAAGTTTAATTCTCCAGACGGTCGACCTAATGACAAAATCACGTTCAGTTCTTCGTATTACTGCTGGAACTTTTTACCCAAGCAAATTATTATGGAGACTTTCCCTGAACCAAAATCTCCACTTGAGGAGTTTATGTAATGCCCCCTAAGCAAGGACGTGGTGACCCGATGGTGAGAGCAGACGGTCGCAATAAACCAGACCGCGAATGGTACCCCGAAAACTTCGATTGGTACCTCAAGTGGGTCGCATCTATTTTAATCCTCGCATCCCTTGCGATGCGTTCCGCAGGACCAGAGTACCGAATGTACGATCTCGTGATCGGATTCATGGGTATCATTCTGTGGACGTGGGTGTCGGTCATCTGGAAAGATCGCGCGTTAATCATGTTGAACGCAATTTCTGGATTTATGATCTTGACAACCATACTACGGGAGTGGTAAAATGGACATCGAAAAACATATTGCAACTTGGGTGTATTGGACCTATCGAGATTTGAAGGTCAAACCTGAATGGTTAGAACGTGACTTCCAGAAGTCAAAGGTAATTTTAGGAATAGATGATGGCGAAGAAAACACCGAAAATCGACTACAAGTTCAGTGAGGATAGACTCATCGCAGAGTTCGCAGAATACGTGGACGCAACCTACGACCAACACTACGCGAAGCAGAAGTTTCAGGCGACTGAGTTTATCGTAGACGGTGGCCACGGTACGGGGTTTTGTATTGGAAACGTGTTGAAGTATGCGCAACGGTATGGTAAGAAAGGTACCGAAGCAGACGCACGTAAAGACCTAATGAAAGTTCTCCACTACGCACTGATTCAGTTACACGTACATGACCAATCTGCTTCTAACTGATAGAATTCGTTACGTCGGTCTAGGTGACCGACTTGACGCCCTAGGTGTCGCAAAGATCATGAGCAAAGAAGGACGCGTAAAGATCCTTCAGCCCAATGGTTGGTTCCGACAACTAGAAGAACTCACGGAGTTGTTCGATCTCAACTGCGTTTACTATCACGGTAAACCAGTGGATCATGAGACCTACAGAGTCCACGATCCGGACGGAGACCACAAGTTCTGGAGTGTCCGCGACTACCCTCGATTGAGCGTCGATCTCGATCTGGAGTTGCCGAAGAAATTCGTGACCATGCAGTTTGATGGTACACATAATCATAATAGGATTCGCAATCCTCAGACAATTATGTCAGAGTGGCGCGAACAGGGGTACGACATTATCCAAGTTGGTGGTAAGGCGACCGATCCAAGGTTTGCACCCAAGGCGGGTAATCTCAAAAACATAGCTTACGCAATGTCTAAGTCTCACGGACATATCGGTGTCGATTCGGGTATGATGCATCTCGCAAAGTTCTCAATGGACGCAGATAAAATTTGTGTATATACAGTTATGGAACGAAAGACTAGTTTTGTGTGTGCCCTTGAGAAAAAAGGAGCACTTATTTTAGAGCACTAGGAGCGGTAGTTCAGTTGGTTAGAATACCTGCCTGTCACGCAGGGGGTCGCGGGTTCGAGTCCCGTCCGCTCCGCCAACTTTCGAGAGAAAATTATGAGATTTCTTTTAGTTGTAGTATTGACAGTGGTAGCAAGCTGTAGTACAATGGGAGAACAAGTGGATAAAGGTCTCTGTCTCAAGTGGACTACCTTTACCTCTGAGAGACTAGAATGTGCCGGTGGTCGTGGTGTTGCGCAACAAGTTTGCGTAGTGCGAGAAATACAAATGGCGCACTGTTTAGTTTGGGAATGGCCAGAAGGTCGTCCGGAGGGTGAATCGTGAACAAGTGGATTCTGCCCGTCGTAATGGTTACTGGATGTGCCACACAAGAAGATGATCGTATCTGCCTTGAGTGGGAATCCCGAACAGAAATTAAAGAAAGGTGCATCCCCATGTATGGCAACTTGATATGTGCGGATGAGGAAAGAGTAAGGCACTGGTGTGTTCTATATGATGAACCCATCGGTAAACCGGATGATAATGATGCGTAAAAGTATAACCCCATATCTTCTGAAGTTGGATGACCGACTTTGGGACGAGATCGAAGACAACCGAATGGCACTGAAGGCATTGTTTCCTTCAGGTGTATCCAAGAAAGAGTTTATCCAGAATGCGATAATCGCATACAATCAATCATTTGTTGAGTCTGGGGTTAAAGAGAAACTAAGACAAATCCGACCAGTGGAGATTGAAGATCCGCTGTCGCCATACTACGGGGAGTAAAAATGGCAAGAGGTAAGTTAGAAACCAAGCGCCGTCGTGAAGGTGCTTTAGAGCGTCTCCGTGCGTCAAAGTTCTTTGAGAAGAACGATCGCACAGAGGCAAAGTGGCAGGCACGTAAGGACAAGGAGATCGAGATTCTTGAGATCGCCCTTGGACTCAAGCAACCTGCTAAAGTGAAGAGGGAGGAGATCTCCCTCGATTGATAAGGGGAATGCTATGGAAATCCTAGCAGTTGTAGCAGTAGTTGTAGTAGTGTACTTTGTAGTACGTAGTCGCGGAGGCAAAGGTGGTTCAGGTGGATCCGGCGGTGGCGGCGGTAGTAACCCTAACGACAACCTGAAGTAAGAGTTAGTCCCGAGACGACTCTAAACTCGCTCTGGTCGTTACGCCCGTCTCCTGAGTATGAGAAAAACTGCTCTACTAATTGAGGAAATGTTATGATACACGAGTGGAAAATTTTTTACAAAGGTATACAAGTAGGTCTCACCTATTCATTGACAGAGTACGGTGCGAGAGAGCGTTGGTACAACACACACTCTAGGAGTGCAAGTAAATACTCCGGTCTTTCGTTTGACGACATCTTCGCAAAGAAGGCATGATAGGTCTTTGGAAGATTTATATAAACGGGAATTTTATGGGGATCGTTTCGGCGGTCACCAAACACGGAGCCTGCGAGAAGTACTGCGCAGTCTTTGGGATTCCCACGGACATGACTCATACGGGTCACGTCCACATCGTAGCAGAGAGGTTCAAATATGAGCTTTAAATTACCAAGTCCCAACGATATGGGCAACGTGGTCCGTGACTCTCTCCATCATTATTTGGAGTGGCACATATGCGAGCACTATGGTGTTCACCGTGTAGAGGATCTTTCAGTAACTGAGATTACAGAAGTCATGGCCGAATACTTCAATCAAAAATCCGCACGTCTTGATTCGATGGTTGCGGAGGCACTGAGACTCGCGATCGGAAACTGGGAGTCCAGTAACGGAAAGGGAATCCTATGAAAATTTTAACCATACTAGTATTGATGCTTTTGCCATTGGGGGCTAACGCGCAGAAGTATGGTACAGACAATTTTAGGTTTCTGGAAAAGGAATACGAAAATCTTACGCCAGGCGTAGAGTTCGTTCTAATGAAGAACGAACGAGAATACGATGCAGTGAGACGCAAGCACCTTGGAGTGCAGTGGGACACGATTAGTGCGTTTACCTACTGGAACCAAGAAAAAGGGACTTGTAAGATCTATATTAAAGATCCCGCATGGAAGTACGAACCAGAGTTGATCGGACACGAAGTCGCTCACTGTATCTGGGGTCGATTCCATAACGGACGAAAGGGGATGAAGAAATGATGTCGAAGTTGTTTGATGTGTTAGAGGAACTGATTCTAGGTTCCATCGTGATCGCAACGATGTTTGCGGTTGGGGAAGAGATCTACCGTTTGATCGACGCAGGGACAGTCGCACTGACTGATCTTCTGCTTCTCTTCATCTATGCAGAGGTTGTGGGTATGGTTGCGATCTTCTATCGAAGTCACCGCATCCCCGCAGTCCTACCGATCATCATTGCGACTACCGCATTGAGTAGAATGATCATCCTACAGAGCAAGGACTTGGATCCTACGATAATCCTGTTCGAGGCGGGCGGTATTGTTCTACTAAGTATAGGTGCATTCATCATGACATACCGCGATCGGTTTGTCAGTGAGGATGAACTCCAATAGGGTCTGATTCCCCTATCCAAATAACTGAATCAGTGGTGCCCAGAAGAGCAGAGAGTCTCGTTCCTCTCTCAAATCAACGAACGAGTGGTACCGGAGGCTGGAAAGAATTGGCGGGTGTAGCTCAGTTGGATAGAGCGTCGGTCTACGAAACCGAAGGTCATAGGTTCGACTCCTATCACCCGCGCCAGAAATATTGGGGTGTCGCCAAGTGGTAAGGCAGCGGGTTTTGATCCCGCCATTCGGTGGTTCGAATCCATCCACCCCAGCCATATGTGAGGAATAGTATGAGTTTTATTAGTGAAATGCAAAGACTGCAACAGAACATCAAGGAACTGGCGCAGACATTCGAAGCACTCAAGGACGCGGTCGATCAACTGAATCCACCGGAGTATCCTAACCAGTTGCGCGAACCAGACACGACAGACCTCGTAGATCAAGAGACACCAAGGAATTCGATTGATGACATAACCCCACAAGAGTGGAACTCTTTGAGGTTCGATAGAGATTCCAAGTCATAATATTAGGTGGGCTGGCTGAGCGGTCGAAAGCGGCGGTCTTGAAAACCGTTGAACCGAGAGGTTCCGTAGGTTCGAATCCTACGCCCACCGCCATTTTTGTATAAATAAATACATCTATCATCAACAGACTGTATTACAATGAAATCTTTCAAAACATTCCTAGACGAAGGTGTCAACGATCCAGCAATCTTCAAGGCAATTTTCCTTGCAGGTGGGCCAGGCTCTGGTAAGTCATTCATCGTCGGTAAAACCGGACTGACCTCTATGGGTTACAAGGTCGTCAACTCTGACGACGCATTCGAAGCTGCCATGAAGAAGGCAGGTATGGAGATGGACCCAGAAAACATCTTCTCTGTGAAGGGTCAGGAAATCCGTGGTAAGGCAAAGGCACTTACAGGTAAACGACAGGCACGTTACATCGAAGGTCGTTTAGGACTAGTCATTGATGGTACAGGTAAAGACCCAGACAAGATTGTGACTCAAGCAAGACAACTGATCAAGTTAGGTTATGATGTCGCAATGGTCTTCGTAAACACCGATTTAGAAACTGCTATCAAACGTGATGCCGCTCGTAAGAGAACTATCGGTGAAGTCGAAGCGACTAAGTATTGGAAAGAAGTGCAACGCAATATCGGTCGTTACCAACAGTTGTTTGGTAAGAACAATTTCCTAGTAGTCGACAACTCAGAAGGTAAGGACTACCAAGCAGAGACCCTACGCGCATATCGTGATGCGACAAAATTCACTAACAAGGCACCAGACAATCCGAAGGCGCAAAAGTGGATTGCGGACGAAAAAGCGAAAGCAAAAAGGTCTTGACACCCCCCACACACTGTAGTATAATTCCTCTCGAAACTTGAAATAGAGTATTGAGAGGCTCTTAAATTATGCAACGCTTACTTACTGTAGCGGTATCTAGTGCACTTATCAGTGCGTGTTCTGGTGGAGGTTCTGACACCCCACCGCCCGTCGTGACAGACCCTGTCACATCCACACCCGTAACGATACCTGTCGACCCCGCAGTCGAGGCACGTGAAAATCTACTCACGTTACTTGACTCTACGTCACCGACAGGTACTTACGAGGCATACATCCTACCCGCAAGTGATGACTTCGACAACATCCCGCAGGATCCCAGCAATGAGATCACCGCAGAGAAGGTCGCACTGGGTAAGTTAATCTACCACGAGACTGGTATCACTGAAGGTGACATCGAGTCTAGTGAAGGTACGTTCTCGTGCTCGTCTTGTCACAATGCGCAGAACGGATTCAAGTCTGGTATCCGTCAGGGTATCGGTGAAGGCGGTATCGGTTTCGATCACCGTATGGTTATGGAAGGTGTTGACCTTGCAGACGTTGATGTCCAACCCGTGACATCTCCTACAGTTCTAAACACTGCGTTCCAAGAGGTCATGTTGTGGAACGGTCAGTTCGGTAACGAGATCGGTGGTGTGGTCAACGTGGGTATCGATCCCGACCGTCACTTCACAGAAGGTACACCGAAGGAAGCGAACCTACGTAACCTGTCCGGACTAGAGACTCAGGCAGTCGCAGGTCTTGGTGTTCACCGTATGGGAACGGACAATCCCAATTCACTACTACGCACCAACGAGACGTATCGTCAGATGTTTGAGGACGCGTATGGTGTCGCAGAACCCGACGACATGTTAGAGGCTGCCGCACTTGCGATTGCCGCATTCGAACGGACTGTCCTATCTAACGAGGCACCATTCCAAGAGTATCTCCGTGGAGATGAAACTGCGATGACTGAGAAACAGGTCGCAGGTGCAGAGGTGTTCTTCGGTAAGGGTAACTGCCACACGTGTCACAACGGTGCCGCACTATCGTCACCCAAGGGTGCGATGGCAGACGATATCTTCATGACGTTGGGTTTCCACGATCTCGATATGTGGGAAGATACAATCGGTGAAGTGAATGAAGCAACACGTGAGGGACGTGGGGGATTCACTGGAGATACACTGGATAAGTTCAAGTTCAAAGTACCGCCACTTTACAATCTTATAGATACAGAAGTATTTGGTCACGGTGCGTCGTTTGCATCTGTTGAGGATGTGGTTCGTTACAAAGTAGAAGCGATCCCACAACACCCACAAGTAGAAATTGGCGACCTTGACTACAGGTTCACTCCTCTGGATCTAACAGAAGATGAGATCGCGAATCTCGTTGAGTTCCTAGAGGTCGGTTTGAAAGATGACAACTTGATGCGGTATGTCCCTGAGTCTTTACCCAGTGGTAACTGCCCTGTTAACAACGACGAAGTGTCGCGACAAGAGTTGGGTTGCGACTAAGAGAAGGAGACTTATGTCTTACAAAGAATATCACGGTGACATCGCTAGGGTCTGCGACCAGTGCGGTTACATAATCGAACACATCGAAGACGCAGTTACTCAACGTGATATTCTTACAGGTCAACTAAAGTTCTATGCAAAGGCACTCAAGGTAGACTCGGAATACCGAGAAACCTTGCGCCAATCATACGATAAATGCGACGATTGTAAGACATATAAATAGGAAGTATAGGGGCTATAGCTCAGTTGGGAGAGCGCTTGATTTGCATTCAAGAGGTCGTGGGTTCGACTCCCTCTAGCTCCACCAGTTCCCCCGCTTGCGCGGGACTCGACATAAGATTGGATAAGCGCAATATGCCGTGCGCCCACGAACGTGATCTCTCAAACGTGCATGTTGAAAATGCCTTGACGTTCGTCGGATCCAACTTGCCATCACATGTCCTACGGAGTCCTGCGTAAGCGGGGATCTTTTTTATTGACACGCAACAAAAGTTGTGGTACTATTACATTATGTTTGAACACGTATTCACAGAATTAACCGAAATGAAAGCTGTCACCACTGAGAAGGGGCGACAGTACCGCACACCTGAAGGCATCGACCTTCCATCCATCACAACAGTTCTCTCGATACTGTCTCGTGAATCTATTGCAAAGTGGCGAGCTAGAGTAGGTCATGAAGAAGCGAATCGCATTTCGCATCGTGCATCATCTCGCGGGACACGAGTCCACGAGATCGTAGAGAAGTATATCAACAACGAGGAGAACTTTAAAGATGGATATACTCCAGATATTATTAGTAGCTTTAGTGATCTTAAGCCCATTTTGGATAGCCGTATCGGTAGAGTATATGCACAGGAAGCCCCTCTCTACTCAAACCACTTGGGAGTGGCTGGTCGCGTCGATTGCATTGCTGAGTTTGATGGTCGTCTTTCTGTCATTGATTTCAAGACATCTATGAAACCCAAGCGGAAGGATTGGATCACCAATTACTTTATGCAAGAGTCCGCTTACGCAATCATGTGGGAAGAACGAACAAATCGTCCCATCACTCAACTTGTCACCATCATATCCGTAGACAACCACGAACCGCAGATCTTTGTCGAACACAGAGATACGTGGGTCCGTCCCCTACGCGAAACAATCGCACAATACAACAAAGAAAATTCTCACAGTTCCCTTGACATATAAATAGAACCATGTATACTCACCATATCAAATTATTAGGGAATTGGTATGTTAAAGTTTAAGAATTTCATAACAGAAGGTGCCTCTCTGACTACGGGCCAGATCCTGAATCCGGATCGCTCGTTTAGACTAGAGTTGTTCCTTCGTAAGTACGTAGGTAATGAGCCGTTTGAACTGAAAGACGGTGGTACTGTTGTACTGAAATACAACGAAGCAGTGGCGAAAGCACTAAAGTCGGGTAACGGAAAAGAAGCAAACAAGATTGGACTAGAGACTGCAAACGGTGAAAAACTATCGTTCGGTAAACTACTGAAGAGTAAAGACTTCGGTGGTGGTATAAGTGGATCCGGTGGTGGTGCTTCGCAAACACGCGCCGTTGAATCTGCACAGTGTGTTTACCTACAAGCGATCTGGGATAATCCACAGACCAAGTTTACGCCGGAAGAAATCGCTAACTCGTTTTCAAAATGTCATACCGACGCAACACTTGAAGAGGTGTTGGGCATCACCGATGATTGGGTGAACTCTTCTATGTCGGTCGCAAAGGCACTTTACCGAAATCTAGGCAAAAAGCGATACAGTTTCCACAGAGGATCGGATTGGGTAAACTCTATCACCGGAAAGAAGGGTGTGTGGTCTGTTCTCAACAGACAAGAAAAACTGTTTCAAGACGCTAATAAGTGGAACCCAGCAGACATCTGGATTGTTGCTGAAGGTGCAGAAGGTAAGTACGATCTACAGAACGCTGAGAGTATTACACAGTTGAATCAAAGTCTATTGAAGGCGTGGGAAGCAAGAGACATCATTGGGGTGTCTCTAAAACTTGCTGGATCTAAACCAAGAATACAGATCGTCAACTACAAGAAACCATTCAAAGCACCTGTTTTCCAGTCCGTCTCTTACAACAAGCGCGGAGACTTCTTCAAGTCAAAGGACGGATATCTCTTTGGTCGTGGTGGTATTGAAGTCCAGTTCAGAACCTTCCCTACCTTCCAAGCGGAGGTAATCGGTAAGAAGGCGAAACATGGTAAACTCTCTCATGGTGGGATCGAATCTATTTTGAAAGATGTTACAGGTGGTTCATTAGATCCTCGTAAACAACTAGAGTCAGAGATACGATCTAAAACCTCTGTCTTCTTGGATCGTTTCCACGCGATGTATTCTTCGGCAGTATCGGATCCGGTAGACCGTCAAGAGTTCGAGAAGAAACTGCAAGGCAAAGATACAAACTGGTTAGTCTCAAAGTACTATGTAACATCTATTTTTTCGCAGATCAAGGGCAGAGAACAGGAGTTCCTAGGTCGAATATATCAGATTGCGAAGTCTCAAACGAAAGAGTCTTCTATCCACTTGAAGGTGTCCTAATGGAAAACTTCTCTTCCTACATCACCGAACAGAAAAACACCCATATGACCCACATTGAGGACAAGGTTCTCTACGGTGGTGTCGATGGGACGCGCGAGGCGATCAACGCACTGCGCGGACTACGTGATATGTTAGCGGGAAAGAAGGCGGGTAATGTGTCGGTCAAGTGGGACGGCGCACCCGCCATCTTTTGTGGCACCGACCCGTCAGACGGTCAGTTCTTTGTCGCGAAGAAGGGCATCTTCAACAAGAACCCGAAGGTCTACAAGACCGACGCAGACATCGACGCGGACACCAAGGGTGACCTCAACACGAAACTGAAACAGGCACTCAAGTATCTCCCAGATCTAAACATCAAGGGTGTCGTCCAAGGCGATTTCCTATTCAGTCGTGCAGACCTACAAGGTAAGAAAATCGACGGACAGAAGTACGTCGTCTTCCATCCGAACACAATCGCATACGCAGTACCTTGGGAACAGGCGGCAGACCTACGCGCCGCGAAGATCGGTATCGTATGGCACACGACCTACACCGGAGATTCTTTTGAAAACATGAAGGCGTCATATGGTGTGGACGTATCCAAGTTCCGCAAGTCGCGTAACGTATGGTCGCAGGACGCGATGCTCCGCGACGTGACTAACGCAACCATGAGTGACAAGGACACCAAAGAGGTCAACTCTCTACTGACCCAGATTGGTCGTCTATTTAAACAGACATCGTCCACTACACTCAAGTCACTCGAATCAAATCAGAAACTCGCACAGGCGATCGAGACGTACAACAACTCGTTTGTTCGTGCAGGTGCACTCATCCCAGACTCTACCAAACACGTCACGGGATTGGTCGCAAATCGCCAAGCGTACTACCAGAAAGAGATCGACAGTAAGAAGTCCCAACGTGGAAAAGACACGTGGATTCAGAAATATGCGGACGAAATGAAGTTTTTCTCCCCCGATAACAAGGCAAATCTCGTAAAAATGTTTGAAATGCAACGTTTGATGGTACTGGTGAAATTAAAACTTATAAATAGTTTGGACAAACTAAAGACGATCGACACCTTCGTTCAGACAGTTGATGGATACCAAGTCACTGGTGAAGAGGGATACGTGGCGATCGATACACTTGGTGGTGATGCGGTGAAACTGGTTGATCGTATGGAGTTCTCATACAACAACTTTTCATCTGATATATTGAAAGGGTGGGATTCCGCCCGAAGATAATGGGATAAACCAAAGAGGATTATGACTGTGGAGTCATTTAAACAATTTGTGGACGAAGTCCTAGATAACGCCCAACGTCGCAAACTTGCAATGCGAATGAAAAAGAACAAGGCGAAAATCGCACTTGCTCGAAAGAAATCCGAACGCAAGATGGCTGACATGGACACACTAAAGAAACGTGCACGACGTGCTGCACGTAATCAGATGGCAGATAAACTCGCTAAGGGTAAGTCTAAAGAAGAATTATCAATCGCGCAGAAGAAGAATATCGAGAAGCGCCTAGACAATCCTGCCATGCAGAAGAAAATTGACCGTGGTGCCAAGAAACAACTGAAGGTTGTTCGTAAGGCAGAGATACAACGCAAGCGCGGTGGCGGTCAAAAGTAATGATAAAGAATTTTTCACAATACCTCGTTGAAGAGGAGCGTGAAGTATTTTTCACGTTTGGTCGCATGAACCCGCCCACCATTGGTCACGGCAAGGTCATGGATGCACTATCAACCAAGTCGGGTAAGTCTGACTACAAAGTCTTCGTGTCGCAATCTCAAGACCCGAAAAAGAACCCGCTGTCCTATAGTGACAAGATCAAACACACACGTAAGATGTTTCCAAAACATGCACGAAACATCATCGCAGACAAGTCGGTAAAAACCGCAATCAATGCGATGGTCGCTTTGTATGACCAAGGTTACAAGACAGTAACGATGGTTGTTGGAGAAGACCGTATTACAGAATTCGATGTCCTGTTGAAAAAATACAACGGGACGAAGGGCCGTCATGGCTTCTACAATTTTAAGAATATTAACATAGTATCTGCCGGTAAGAGAGATCCAGACGCTAGTGGTGTGGAAGGAATGTCCGCGTCTAAACAGCGAGAGAATGCAGCGAAAAATGATTTCGTAACGTTCGCGCAAGGCGTTCCAAAGTCTATGTCCGATAAAGACACACGTCGACTATTCAACGACGTGCGTAAGGGCATGGGACTAAATGAAGCCCTAGAATTCCGTAATCACCTAGAACTGAAACCAGTATCTGAAACCCGCGAACAATATGTTGCGGGTTCTCTGTTTGAAGTTGGCGATACAGTAGTCATCAAAGAAAGTGATGAGGTGGCTACTGTATCCGTTCTAGGAGCAAACTACGTCATTGTGGAACACAATGGCAAGAAGTCCCGCAAGTGGTTAGACGCAGTCGAGAAACTTGAAGAGGACGTGTCGCAAAGACAGATAGACGACCTAGAGAAGTTCGGTGATCGTTTGTTGAAGAAGTTCAATATCGACATCGAGTTCACCCGTCATTTCGCAGATCGTATGAACGACAAGCGCAATGACCCAGAGATCAAGGTCGCAGAGATTCAGCGCTTGTTCAAGAAGATCGCAAAGAACAAGGGCAAAGACATTAAGAAACACGGAGATGCAGAGGCGGTCCTCAAGGATATGCAGTCAGATCTGAATCTTCCGGTTGTTGTAAACTACAAAGACGGTGAGTTTGAGGTGGTCAACAAGACCATCATGCGCAAGAAAGGATTCAAGACAACGAGTCCAGAGATTAAGTACGAAGCAAAGGCGCAGGATCCAGACATCAAGGATCGTGAAGGAACTCAACCAGCGCGATACCACGCAGGACTGAAGAAGTCCACCAAGGCGAAGAGAGACGCGCACTTCAAGAAACACGGTAAGAAGGCAGATGACGATAACTCTGCATACAAACCAGCGCCAGGCGATGCAACCGCAAAAACCAAACCATCGAAGTATACCAAGGCGTTCAAGGACATGTATGAAGAACAGGATCAGATCCTAGAAAACTGGGTGACAGATCTTATGAACAAGTTGGACGCCAAGTCTATCCATAGGAATAAATATAAAAAGGTCGCACAGTACATCAAGAAAGAACTTGAGAAGTCTGGCGACAAACGTTCGATAGAATACCACGCTGCTGATACTATTCGTAAGTTCAATCTGGACATGGATACAAAGGCACTCGCGGGTATGATAAGGCAATTGGCATGATCAATTTTAAGAAGTACCTTGAAGAAAAACGATATGGTCTCTACTCCGAAATTGATTTAGGAGAAGGTCCAGACGGTATCGCAGCGAAGGCGAAAAAGTCGGGTATCTCACCGGACACCCTTCGCAAGGTTTATAATAGAGGTGTTGCTGCATGGAAGACGGGTCACCGCCCAGGCACCACACCGCAACAATGGGGAATGGCAAGGGTTAATGCCTTCATCGTAAAGAAGAAGAAAGGTAACCTGAACCACGACAAAGACTTAGCATAAAACTCAAATAGAGGTTTTAAACAAAAAATGGCAAATCAAATTTTAGCGGGTGCTGTGTTTCAGGCTGGTCAAGTAATTGCCGGTGTTGACGCAGATAACCCACCATACGTAGGACCACCACAACCAAAGTCGTGGAACTTCGACAACCAATACAACCACAGCACATACGTTTTAGTAGATGCGCACAGTGGTATGAAACTATCAAATACTAGTGGTTGGACTCTTGAATTCTGGTCCAAGTTCGACGGAAGCCCAGGCCAAGAAAATATTATCGAGTGGAGTGACGGTGATCACATTTCTATCACTAGCTGGGAAGGTGGTAACGAATGGAAATTCAACACCAACACCGGTCAGAATATGACCATAGCATTTGATAATGTTGGTGGAAGCTTCCCATCTCTGTGGACAACTGGAAGTAATGATGAATGGAGTCATGTGGCATTTGTAGGTACTCCTACGGGATCTGGTAGTGTTCGAATTGATTTCTACCTAAATGGTGTTAAACATCCACAAAACTACACATCTTCACAGACATATGGAACCGCAGGTAACACGCAGATTGGTAAGTACCTAGATGGTTCTATGTTCGACTTCCGTATGAGCAGCACTCCACGTTACACTGCGGACTTTACTGCACCAACTGATCTACTACCAATTGATGGGAATGTCACTTTATCGACTCTACGATATGAGACACTAAGTGATGAATCTACATACGGTTCTTCAGTTTCTGTAGTCGGTGACTTTGGTGTTGAACCAGTGCCACAAGAGAACTATCCGTTCACACCTGTTCCACCACCATCTTATACTAACTACAGTACAGAATATACAACATTAAGTGGTGGTTCACTTGTTGAAGTAACACACTCGGGTGGTGTTCATAACCTAAATGCTACCATCGATTCTATGACCGATGGAGATGCACTACTTCTTTCTCCGGGCGAATATGAAATTGATGGTGTAACTGACACAACTGATGGTGGAAATCCTGATAATAGTTACACCAATGATTATATGCGTATGAAGAATATCGCTCTTGTAGGCAAGTCGGACAATCCATCCGACATTACTGTTCACTTGAGAGAAGGTCCAGCAACATATATTGATGGTGGATACGATCCTATATTCGGTGCATATAGTGGTGTAACATCTGATTGGTTAAGACACTTTGCTTATCTGAGAGTGGTCAGACACACCACTCAAACAGTGCCATATGGAGTTGCACTTGCTGGATACCATGCGGGGCCAACCAAAGGATATGCTAAGAATGTCATATTTGATTTAGGTGGTTCTTCAGTGTCATGGAGATATAATAACGCCAATACCTCTCAGAAGGTCAAATTTGAAGACTGTTCATTCGTAAATTATAGTGAGTGGGTAGGATCTTATAGTGGTGCGGCAGGGACAGTGGTAGTAGAAGACTGTGCATTCTCTGGAACCGGAAATTTGGGCGATTCTAGGATATCTGTTTCAGGAACTAACATTGAAAACGTAACGTTCGATTATGCGTTCAATTACACACCGACCACGTCTGGTCACTTGAATGAAGCAACAACATCTTCAACGGTTAGCATTTCTGATCCAAGTTAAATACTATGAAAAAGTTTACTGAAATAAGAGAAGCAAGGCGGTCTGCACAAGACCGTCTTTCCGCACGTGCGGCAAAACATGGTCTTGGTTCGCAGAAGCGACTAGACAAAATTAAGAAGTCTGCTGATTTTTTCAGTAAACCACCACCATCTTTCTCTAAGGACGAACTGAAGAAGATGGGATATGCAGTTGAAGCATCGTCGCCTGAACAACAGGCGGCGATCGCTATTGCCAAGAAGGCGGACAAGGTAGTTAATGAGGATATCAACGTCAAGAGCATTGACATCTTCAAGGCTGCCGCAAAGGATTTCGAAAAGAACAAGGACATCAACTTCCAGTCCATCGCAGACGCACTGCGCACGATTGCGACGATGGTGAGATCGTTGAGTATGAGTAAGTCCGGACGAAGTGATTATAAGTCTGAAAAGATCATCAATAAACAGGAAGTCCGAATCAACAACATCATCAATAAGACGATGTATGGTAAAGGTGGCGCTACTCCAGAAGGAAGAGAGATCAAGAAACTTCTGACCAAACACGGACTTGATCGCACATTCAACGGATTGATTTTCAACTCCGTAGACGAAGCAACCATCCTGAGAACCAAGACTACACGAAAGCAGTCCGATGCGTCTAAAAAGAAAGACCAAAAGAAAGCAGTAAAAGTTTTTAAAGACATTAAGAAAGGAAAATATCCTAATGTCAAAATTGGTGAAGAAACACTTGACGAAGCATACTACCGTGGCCAACGCAGGGCGACACCAAAGAAAAAGGAACCACCAAAGATGGGTTCCAAATCAGGTTCCGGTTATGACCTTTACCATAAGTCCTATTCAGGTGCGTTACAACACGCATACGCATGGGCGAAGAAACAAGGTCACATAGTAGATCCAGACGACATCGATTCGAAGGTTGCATCTGGTCCTAAGAAACCAAGCGAGGGTCGCACTAACAGTTTCACATTGAAACTCAAGGACAACCCTAAGAAGATGCTTGCTGTCCAAGTGTATGGCATGGGTGGTGGTAAGTACGAATTAAACACGTATATCACGTAAGGTATAAGAATGTCAACAGATATTTCAGGCGGAACTTCGGTCGCCGCAGGAACAGTCATCGCAGGTATTGATGCGTTAAACCCGCCAGTTCCCACTGTAGAAACTCCATCTTGGGTAAACTCATACAGTCTTATCTCGCTGGGACTAGGTTTATCAGACGAACCGTATGAACATGTCCAAGGGGATTCCGTCCTTACTGTTCACGGTAATGGTGTCACTGCCGATACAGCAGTTGGTGAGATAGATGGTGAGACTGGACGACCAATCATTCAGTTTGATGGTAGTGGAGACTACATCAAAATTGAACATCCTACTGCATTCAAGTATGGTACTGGTGACTTCATGATCGAAGGTTGGTTCCTTACACGTGGTAGTGGGGCCCCACAAAACGTATTTGCGCAGAGAGACCAAGGTGGTCCTATTCTAAGGATCGAGTCTAACGGAAAACTAAAATACTTCCGTGGTGGTGGTAACAACATGCAAGTGTCTACGCTGACATTAGACGTGGATACTTGGTACAACTTTACTATGGTTCGTGCTGCAGGAACAATGACGATCTACCTAAATGGTATAGAGTACATGAGTTTCCCAGAGACGTACAACTTCAGTTCACTGACCGAAATTCAAATCGGTGGGTGGGTGAACGGACCAGAGTGGTTCGACGGTGCATTGTATGGGTTCCACATTACTACAGAAGTGGAAGTCCCAGAAGTCCCA